TGAGGCAGATGCCAAATCAAAGAGAGCCGTGGTGGTGGCATCAGAAAAAGCGAGAGACGCTACCACCTATATCGGCAGTCAACTATCAGACAGCCAGCAGGTGAAACTTGCGATGGCTGCGATTAAGAAAGTGTTTAACGAATTAAATTGTAAATAGAACTATGATTAAGGTAATTAAACATGGAAATACAGTTCATACATACAAGTGTATAAAATGCGGTTGTATATTTATCGCAGACGAAATAGAGACTAAGATTGATGGTATTAATGTTTTGTTTAATTGTCCTGAATGTGGAAATTATGTCAATGATACTGACATTGTTGACAACCAAGAAATAACCAAAGTAGTAGATAATAATAAACAAAACGACAATGAACGTAAGTGAGCAAATAGCAATAATGAAAGCGTATGAAGATGGCAAGACCATCGAGCGAAAAGGTGTCGAGGAAACCGAGTGGAAAAGCCTTGAATATATAGAGGATTATCCGTTTGACTTCATACTGAGCGAATACCGAATTGCCACCGGGCCAAAATACCGACCTTATGAGAGTGTCAATGAAGCGTTCAACGAGGCGAAGAAGCATGGATTTTGGGTGAAAAACAAAAGTCATAATTTGAGAATGATAGGGATTATTGAGGGCACTGAATCAGGGATATTGTACATTGGTGGCATTAATGCTTCCGAGTATTTAAATAATTTCGTTTGGGCAGATGACGGTAGTCCTTGCGGTGTAAAAATTGGATAACAATATGGAACAACTATCATTTTTCAACAAATTGCTACAGCTGGCGTATTGCGTTGGCGTAGTGACAAATTGCCTGGTATTGGCTGCATATTATTACTGTGCGGAAGATGATGATGAACTAATGCACCCGAATGTGTTGCAAGTGATGGAGATGGTATTGTTTGTCGCTCTCTCATTCATTGTGTGGCTCATTCATTTGGCACATAAAGCGCAACGAAACAACAACGAGAAAGGAGGCGGTGAGCGATGAACGGATTACATTACAGCAAGGCACAGCGGGTTCGTGTTGCCGAGCGTGACAAGTTGAGTGTTGAAATCCGCAACGGCTGGCATCTGTACGATATGATGTGCGAGTGCGGAAGTAAAGAAGATGCCGATGCAAACTTGAAGCCGAAGATTAACAAAATGGTGCTGGAGCGTGAACGGCTGGAGCGGTCGATACACGAGGAAAGCAGAAAGGGAACGTCGGCATTGCTGATGACGCTTTGCGCCTGTGATTTGCTGACGGAACTTGCCGATGTGTTCGGCTATACGCTGACCGAGATTAGTCGAGGCGCAGAGCCAGCGAACAACGCATTTACGGCGGAATGCAAGCGACTGGCTTCCGAGTTCAACAACCTTGTCTGCAAGATAGATGCTGGCGGTAACAGCGCACTCTCGATGTTTTATGCCGACATGGCGGAGGAAGCCACAGCCGAGGCACGAAAGGCGATGCAAAGCGTCATTGACAAATGGGCGAACACGGCTAAAGGTGCGGAGTATTTTTAATTCATCTACAGCGAAATTATGGAACAAGGCAAAACACCAATGCGGTTGCACGAGGAACGGTTGGAGCGACTGCGCAAACGAGTGGCGAAAGCCGACAAAACAACGATAGTGGCATTTCCCTACCGACTGCAACCATCGCTGGCGGTGACGGAGTACGAAATGGCGATGTTTGACCTGTACGGCGAAATGTTTCTACACAAACCGAAGCGGCGATGATGATGCGTAATTAACCGACATTGCACATGCCGAGCGATTGATAATACCAGTCGTTCGGCGTGTTCGTTGGCACACAATGCCACACGGCGTAATAAGCGCACGCTGGCGCACTATAATTGTTCAGATGATAAACTATACAAAAAAAAGAAAGAAAATGCGACAGACGCAAAAAATGAAGAAAATAACACGAAAAGGTAACACGAAGCACAATGCGGTCGCAAAGGACTTGTTTTGCAGGCTGGTTGAAAGCGATTTCGGTTGCGAGTGTGTCCGTGAGTACCGCTTCCACCCGACACGGCGTTGGCGGTTCGATTATGCAATAGCAGAGCATCGCATCGCTGTTGAGGTTGAGGGCGGTGTCTTTACTAACGGCAGACACACACGCCCGACTGGTTTCCTTGGCGATGTTGAAAAATACAACACGGCTACGCTTTACGGCTGGCGATTGTTCCGTGTCACGCCATCGAGGCTGATTAGCGCAAGCACGATGCAGTTGTTGCACGATGCAATTACACTAAAATATGTTAAAAGTAAATGAAAATGAGTATTTTTGTTCACAAAATGGGTAAATTTGGGAGAAATGAAACAGGAAATAAATAATAGTAGAATGTTGCCAATGTCACAGATCGCTGTGAACAATGGGCAGATGGACGGCGTGCGTGCTAACCCACGCCAAATTAAAGGCGAAAAGTTCGACAGACTGAAAGCGAGCATCGAACGCAACCCCGAAATGCTGGCATTGCGTGAATTGCTGGTATATGAACACGGTGGCAAATACATCGTTATCGGCGGTAATATGCGTTATCGTGCATGCAAGGAATTAGGCTACACGCAGATGCCGTGTAAAATCATTCCGCCACAGGCGACAGCCGAACAACTGAACGCATACATCATACTCGACAACAGTGGCTTCGGCGACTGGGATTGGGACGCATTAGCCAACGAATGGGATAGCCAGCAGTTGACAGATTGGGGAGTCGATGTGCCGAACTGGGACGAGGAGGCGAGCGAAGAATGCTCAGATGAACAATTAAGCGCAGAATGTGTAAAGAACCAAGTTGCTGAAGACCTGTTAAATCAAGCAATGGTCGAAAACTGCCAAGAATTTCTGAAACACTTGGAAGTGATGGAAAAAGCGGGATTTTTTATAACAGGAATGACGGCTGGAGCCGTAAAGGCTGAGTTTATCAGAGCGAAATATTATGGGGAGACATTTAGTCAAGCCACCTCTATTTATTGGACACCACAAAGATTTAAAACAGCCGCTAACGCAATATCGTTATATGAGGCAATGTGTAACATCGCAAGCGGTAAAACAACGGCAGGAATCGCAGGGCTACGAACTGCGACAAAAGACGGAAATCTTAGGACTATGCTTTACTGCGGCTACCCTATAGCATCTGCGAGAGTTCCTTTAGATTTCCCAAGTAAAAAAATGAGGTCACTTTGTGACGAATTCTGTAAAGAAGGTGGCATCGTTCTTGACCCATGTCATGGATGGGGGGGGCGTTTTGTTGGCGCAATGCTTTCCAACGTTGGTGGCTATATTGGTGTAGACCCGTCAAATGTTGCGCATAACGGACTTATTAAGGCGAAAAATCTACTATTAGAGTATTCAGATTTGAAGATTGCAGAATTTTACAAAATGCCGTTTGAGGAAACAAAATTTGAAAACGACAGTTTTGATTTCGCAATTACAAGTCCGCCATATTTTGATGTAGAGAAATATGACGGCGAAAACACAAGTAGCAAGAAATTCCCGTCTTACGATAAATGGGTAAATGGGTTCTACATGCCACTAATTCAAAAAACATATAATTACCTAAAGAATGGTTGTTATTTTGCCTTGCAAGTCGGAAGCCAATCTTACCCATTAGTTAAAGATGGGCAGGAAATAGCAACAGAAGTTGGGTTCACGATTGTAGATGTGAGGAAATTTGGTGGGCAGGAAAGCAACGGTTTGCATTCAGGAAACGAAGAGAAAAATGAAAAAATTATAATTTTAAAAAAATAATATGGCAAACGGAGAGAATTTACGACCTCTGCAATCACGAAGCGAGGAAGAGCGCAAGGCAATCGCAAGTGCTGGTGGTCGTGCCAGTTCAGATGCTAAACGCAAACGGAAACTGATGCGTGAAACGATGGAAGCGATATTGTCGATGCCCGAAAAAAACGACAAATATATATCGATGATGCGTGCGAGGGGCATCAAGAAAAACGATATTACACAGCAGGCGGTGATAGTAATGTCGCAAATCGAGAAAGCGAAAAAAGGCGACACCAAGGCAGCCACTTTTATTCGTGACACGGTGGGTGAAAAGCCGACAGAACGCCACGAGGTGACTGGAGCCGACGGCACACCATTCGTCAGCCGACAGTTGACGCAAAGCGAGGCGAGGGAGTTCCTGCGCAAGTTGGACGAAGAATTGTAAAAGGCGAGAGAAAAAACGAAATGGCTACGAGTTACGATGAACTGGAATTGACGAGAAATTGGGTGTCTGCATCGATGCTCAATTTCACTCGTTATTTCTTCCATCGTCAGAACGGTGGAAAACGCTACATCGTTGGTGAACACCACCGAGCCATTTGTGAGCGGCTTGACGCTGTGATGCGTGGCGAGTGCCGAAAGTTGATTATAAACATTGCGCCTCGATACGGCAAAACATTGCTTGCCGTTCATTCGTTCATCGCAATGGGGTTGGCTTTAAATCCACAAAGCAGATTCATTCACCTATCCTACTCGTCGGCGTTGGCTCAGGAAAACAGCATCAGCATCAAAGATGTTGTCAATTCAGATGCATTCAAGGCATTGTTCGCCGCTCGTGTGCGCTTCGGTAGTGACACAAAATCACGATGGGATTTGGAGCAAGGCGGTGGTGTGTACGCTACATCAACGCTTGGGCAGATTACTGGCTTCGGTGCTGGAGCAGTAGCCGATGCTGGCGAACAATACCAGTTCAGCGGAGCAATCGTTATCGACGACCCAATCAAGCCCGAAGATGCGTTATCAGACAACATTCGAGAGCAAGTGAACAGACGATTCGAGACAACTATTCGTAACCGTGTGAACGACAGAAACACGCCAATCATCATCATTATGCAACGACTGCACGAACACGACCTTTGCGGCTACTTGCAAGGCATAGAGAGCGATGGCTGGGAGGTGCTTTCATTGCCGTGTTTACATGCCGACGGCACTCCGCTTTGGGAGTTCAAGCATACGGCGGAGGAATTGCGAGAAATTGAAAAGGCTAACTCGTTCGTCTTTGAAACCCAATATATGCAGAACCCGAAGCCGTTGCAAGGCTTGATGTATGGCAGTGGTTTCCGAGAATACGAGGCGTTGCCGACTGGCAAGGTGTTGCGAAAAAACTACACCGATACGGCGGACACAGGCGCAGACTACCTTTGCTCGGTGTGTTATGTTGAGTGCGAGGACGGAATGTATGTTACCGATGTGCTGTACACTAACAAACCAATGGAGTACACCGAGGGCGAAACGGCAAAGATGCTTTTGCGAAACGATACCGAATTAGCAAACATCGAGAGCAATAACGGCGGTCGTGGTTTTGCTCGTGCCGTGGAAAAGATAGTGCGCTCACAAGGCGACACGTGGACACGCATACAATGGTTCACACAAACAAAAAACAAGCAAGTGCGCATATTCAGCACAAGCGCAAAGGTGCAGAACATGGTGTATATGCCCAAGGGCTGGCAGACGATGTTTCCTGCGTTCGCCAAGGCTGTGCTATCGTATCGCAAAGAGGGTGGCAATGCGCACGATGATGCGCCCGATGTGCTGGCTGGAATGGTGGAAAAATTCAGAAACAACGCCAACAGAATAGACTTGAAGCGTATTTCTGCGATGGTATAATAAGTGGTAAAAATTAAATAGTTAGTTATGACGATTAGAGAGATTTTCAACAGCGGTGGTAGCGCAAAAGATGTGATTGCGGCTCTTAAAAATAAAACAATCAGTGTGCCAACGTGGGGAGGCGTGTCGGGATTGCAAGCCGAATACGACCCTATGATGCACCCAGTGATGAACAAGGCCGCTTACCCCGACATCGTCACAGATAACGGTGTCGAGTATGTCACACGAGTTACGTTTGATTTGCAACGGCTTGCTACGAAGCGCATGACGGAGTTGTGCTGTGGCATACCTGTTAAGCGTGTGTATTCGCCAGCGAACGACAGACAGGCGGAAGTTGCAAAGTATATCGAGGCTATATTGATGCGCAACCGAATAGACAGCGTGAATGTTGAGCGGTTGAACATGTTATTTGCTGGCTGCGAGGTTATGACGCTGTGGTACGCACAGCAGGGCGAAAACGATTATTACGGCTTCCGCTCGTTAATCAAATTGCGTTGCCGTAATTTTTCTCCGATGCTCGGCGATGAACTTTATCCGCTATTCGATGAGTATGGCGATATGATTGCGCTATCGGTAGCCTATCAGCGCAAGGTTGGAAATCGGTGGGTGCATTATTTTGATTCGTACATGGCGGATAGGCACGTTAAGTGGAGCGATGAGAATGGCGATTGGCAAGAGTTGGAAAACGAGCCAATGGGCATCGGCAAGATACCAGCCGTCTATATCTATCGCCCAACGCCTATTTGGGAGAATCAGAGCAACGCCGTGTATGAAATGGAATGGGCATTATCACGCAACGGCAATTATCTGCGAAAGAACAGCAAGCCGTTATTTGTTGTTTTCGCAGACGAGGCAATCAATTATGGAAGCGAGAAAGACAGCAACAGCGAGAGCCGTGCCGTGCTTCAGTTCCCGACTGGCGCAACGGCTAATTATGTGACTTGGGCACAAGCGACTGAAAGCCTGAAATACCACATCGACACGCTTCGCTCGGCATTCTTCCAGCAATTGCAGTTGCCCGATTGGAGTTATGAGAAGATGAGCCAACAGGCGTTGAGTGGCGAAAGCCGTAAGCAGTTGTTTATCGATGCGCAAATGAAAGTGCGAGACGAAAGCGGCAGATTGCTGGAAGCTTTTGACCGAGAAGTGAATGTTGTCAAGGCATTTTTAAAGCAGATGCTCACCGACGATTATGCAAGCGATATTGATGCGCTGAATGTGGAGACGGTGATAACACCCTACCAAATCAACGATGAGGCGGAAACGATTAATCGGCTTGTGTCGGCTACTGGTGGCAAGCCTATTATGAGTCAGCGAGAGGCGATTGAAGCCTATGGTTATAGTGACGATGTAGATAAGACAATGGAGCAGATAGCCGATGAGGAACGGCTTGATGCGTTGGATTTAAGCGATTAATACGTTGTTAGGCGATGGCGAGAATGAACAAATACGAAGCACGGCACATACGAAACGTGGAAGCGTATAAGCGTGAGGTGCAGAAGATATTCGACGAGGCGACTAAAGAGGCTCTGCGTATGGGCATACGGTTCGATGCCGACACAGGAAAGCCATTCTCGTTTGACGACTACCCAGCAACAAAGCGCAAGTTCGAGGCGTTGATGGCGAAGATGCACCAACGCCTCATGGCTGTTGTGCGCAACGGCGTTGATGACGAGTACGAGTTGGCGCAAGATAGTGCAGGTGCGCAGATTCGCTCCGTGTTCCCTGCATTGTCGGCTGCGCAAATTGGCGAGCAGTTGCGCAAGTTGGCGAACAGCAACGCCAAGGCTGCGTTCGAACAGCGACGAAAGCGTGGGCTTGGATTGTCGGACAAGGTATGGCAATACACTGGGCAATACAAGCAAGAACTGGAGATGGCTCTTGATATTGGCATCGGTGAGGGCAAGAGCGCACAGGCATTGAGCCGTGAGGTGCGCAAATACCTAAGACAGCCAAACATGCTATTTCGCAAGGTGCGAGATAAGCACGGTGTGTTGCACCTATCAAAGCGAGCAAAGTCTTATCACCCTGGCAGAGGCGTGTACCGTTCGAGCGCAAAGAATGCACTGCGAATGGTTGCGACAGAGACGAATATTGCATACCGAAGCGCAGACTACCTGAACACCGTAGCATCGCCGTGGATAGTAGGCATTCGCATCGTGCTCTCGAATAACCACACCTGTAAGGATTCGCAAGGCGTGGCACAGCCGTTTACCGACATTTGCGATAAACTGGCTGGACGATACCCAAAGGATTTCAAGTTCACTGGCTGGCATCCGAATTGCCATTGCCACATCGAGTACATACACAAGACAGATGCAGAGGTGGAGCGTGACACGAAGCGTATGCTCCGTGGCGAAAAGCCTATTGAGGCGCACGAAAGCAAAAACTTTGTGGGCGAACTGCCGAAGTCGTTCAAAAAATGGGCAGAAGAAAATAAGCAGAGCATTATAAACAAAAAATCGTTGCCGTATGTGATTGATGACAACAAAGGAATGATGAGTGGAGATTATCTTAATATGGCAGTTAAAGAGGTGATGGGTAAAGCAGAACTTTCGTGTGACGATGTACAGACAACAGCAGTGAAAATTGCCAACAAGTACGGAGCGATCGTAACTCCTATAAATCTAAAATCGGAGGCATCTATTATTAGAAAAATTAAATCAGAAAGGGAGAATGATTCTTTTTTCGCACCAGTAGACTTAAAAGACACAGTTAGAACTACTATAATCGCTCCAAATGACAAGATAGGTGAAATAATTACAGAACTGAAATCGCTTGGGAACTTTGTTAGGTATAAAGCACAAAATACAGAACTTGGTTATACAGGTAATATTATTAATATCGAAACAAGTCAAGGACTTGTGGCGGAAATACAAGTAAACACGGCAAAAATGATTTATGCGAAAGAAATAGAGTCTGTTGCCAAGGCTGTTATCGGAGAGAGGCTATGGAATGAAATAAACAGACAAACAGGAATTAATGGTGGGGAGGGACATGTGTTTTACGAAAAATGGAGGGTGATTGCGGATAAATCAAGTAAAAAAGCGATTGAAATCAAAAAGAAATCAATCGCTTATTATAAAAATTTTACAAACTAAAAAAAGCGTCGCAGTTTACCCGACCTTGGGTCCCAATCCCAATCAATGCCGAACGTGTCGTATTCTTCTTTTGTAATTTCACTCAAGAAATTTGTAACTCCGTAGCCTTGTATTCCGTATGCCACCATGTTATCTTTTGAAACTTTTTTTTCCCTAAGATGTCTGATACTTTTTATGTAGCGGTCGCCGTTGTCGTCAACCCTAACTACAGCATCTGCTTCGTAATTCGAATAGTATTTCATAAAAGTTGGTTGTTTATGAAAAGCAAATATACTTAATTTTATTATTTCGCCAAAATTTTCACAGCCTATTTCATTGCGATTATTTCGTCAATCGTGTAGCATGTGCTTAATCGGTGTATTGTTCGGGCTACTTCCCAACCCCAAATGCTTGCCACTTTACGGATAGCACCAAGGTCACCCTCGAAGTTAATACAACTCTCATAGTTGTTGTATTCGTAGTAATATACCTCTTGTGGGTTGCATTCTTCGGCGATGATGTCGTCTGTTTTCCTTTGTGCTTTAAAGAACCTATCAATGCCGTCTTTCGTGCCGAACACGCCAGCACCAATCGAGCAGATTTTCTCTCCGTCATTCAGTGGACGAATTGACTTCAAGCCGAGATTGAATTGTTCATCGGTGAAAGCGCAGAACATGTCGAAGTCCTCGAAGCGGATAGATTGTTTGCTATCCAACAATTCCTTGTATCGCTTCAATGTAGATGCGTTGGTGATGATAAGAAAACCATCACGATCCCAGTCGGGAGTGATTTTTACGTTTGTTTTTGTTACCATTTTTGTTTTGTTTTTGATTGTTGTTATTATATGATTACTTGCTATACAATGTTACTCGGATTCCACGGCGTAGGCGACACACACACTTATCATCGACAGCGTTGATTGCACGGTCTATAAACTTGTTGAATAGGTCAACTCCTATTAGCGCAACCATACCTGTAACGCCCACCAATGTGTTGATGCGATTTCCTTTGTTGTCGATACCTGCCACTTTCAGCAGGAAGTTACGGTTTATATACCGTGAAGTGTAGTTAAGATTTCCCATAATTGCGTTTTCGTTTTCGTTTTTGCGATGCAAATATAGCCAAATAAAATGATAATGTGCAAGTATTATGTAATAAATATAACCTTATCCGATTAGATTTAACAAATATTAATGTTATCACATGCTAAAATATGACTATATTTGCGATATAACCGAAATTCAAGTATTACATAATCATGATTAGAGACGAAATTTTTGCGTTGCTCAAAACCAAATTCGAGGGGGTTGACGATGCAACCATTGGCAGGGTTGCCGACAAACTGGCAAAGACTGCAACAGACGCAAGCGCAGCCGTTGATGGTTGCACTTTCGCACAAGTGCTTGAAATGTATGGCGATAGCAGAGCCACGGAGGCTTCGTTGAGCGCAGTGCGCAACTATGAGCGCAAGCATGGGCTGAAAGACGGCAAGGCTATCGAAGTTCAGAAGCAAGCACAACAGCAACAGAACACGCAACCACAAAACGAAAATAACGGTGGGGGCGAAGTCGCAGAACTGCTCCGAGAATTGAAATCACAAAACGAATTGTTGAAAGCAAGGCTTGACGGCATCGAAGCGAAAGGTATCACCAAGACACGAATGGTGGAAATCGGCAAAATTGTTGAAAAGTTGCCCGAAGCATTGAGGAAGCCGTATAGCAGAATCAGCGTTGACGGATTGAGCGATGAAGATTACACATCGCTCAAAAACGAAATTAGTGCCGAAGTCGAACAACTGGCGCAAGCGCAAAAGGCGAATGGCGCAGTATTCCAACAGCCCAAATTCGTGTCTGGTACAGTCAGCACAAAAGAGTTGAGCGAAGAGCAGATGAGCGCAATCGCAAAGCGTGAGGGCGTGATTAAGGCTGGCGAACAACCATTTTAATGCAGACTGGCAAAACGAGAGAAAAAACCGAAATTCAAGTATTTTTTAAACGATTAAAAAATGTTCGTTAAACGTAAAAAAGACCAACACCAGCGTAAGGTGCTGATGCACCGCATTGCTGATGTGCGAGGCGGTGTTAGTATCGCCAAGTCGGACATTCCAAGTGGTGCTATTGCCGAGGGTGCTATCATCGCAGTAGCCGACGGCAAATATCACATTCTGCCAACGGCTTTGTGCGTTGAGGCGTTGGGCGCAACCGCAAAGAGTGTCAAGGTGGCGAAGTTCCACAATTTCGCCATCGGTCAAACAGTGACAAAGGACGCTGGAGCAGTCGCAAGCAAGATTACTGCTATCGATGACAGCAACAGAGCGTATGACGTGCTTACACTTTCAGCCGCTATCGGTGAAGTGAAAGTTGGGGAAAGCATTGTGGCTGCGAAAGCGGCTACAACCAGCAATGACAGTGCTTTGCTTTACGAGCCATTCGCTGTGGCTGGCACAAGCAAAGACGCAGAGGGTGACTTCGTAGATGTCGATGCGTGGCTTATTGGCGTTACAGCCAATCTGCAAGCACCTGCATCTGTGATTAATAAGATGAAAGGCATTGTTAACATCGCAAAATAAAAGGAGGTAGAAGATTATGGCAACAGGACAAATCACCAATTCACTCATCGTTGGGCTTACCGCCCAAATGGTACAGGCGAGAGTTAACACGGCTGACGCATCGAAGTTCTACTTTGGCACACACTTCCCAGTGAAGCGTGTGAATGGCTTCTCGTGGCGTATGCTTGAAAATCAACTCGAGGGTAAGAATGTGGCGGCTGACATTCACACCGATAATGGAACAATCGTTCGCAAGCGCAGACCAATCTTCGATGTGGCACAAGGCGACATTCCATATATCGCCGTGAGCCGTGAAATGACACGCAAAGACTTGAAGGACTATCAGACAGCATTGGCATTGGCAAACGATGCCGACGCTTCAAAACTGGTGGAATATTGGGGTGGCGATGTTGATTTCTGCTTCAATGCCGTGCAGTCGGAAATAGAAAAAATCGCTTTTCAAACACTTTCGCACGCTGGTGTATTCAAGGCGGACGGCAAAAACTCCGCATCGTTCGAGGCTAATATGGATTATATGGTTGACGATGATAAAAAGGTTGCTACCGCAAGCGACTGGACACAAAAATCGTCTGACATCATCGCCGACTTCGTGAAACTTGTTAAGAGCGCAAAGGATATGAACCTTTCGCCAAAGTTCGCATTCGTAAACCTTGATACATTCTACGCAATCGCATCTAACGAGAGCGTCATCAAGGCTTGTGCAAGTTACCTCAACAACTTGGCGAACATTCCACAAACGCCCGACCTTGCAACCGTTAATGTGATGCTCTCTCGTCAGGCGTGGTTGAATGGCATTCAGTTGCGTGTGATTGACCAGACCATCACCACCGAGTTCGCAGACGGCACTCAAAAGAGCGAGAATCCGTTTGCCGACAATGTGTTGGTACTCTCGGAATCTGAACGCCTCGGAACTACACAATACGACATCTTGGCGGAAAACAACCCTGCCATCATTCGTGCCGAGCGTGCGCATTGCGTAATCAAGAAGTACGGCACATGCGAGCCAACAGCCGAAATCACCATCGGTCAAGCGGACGCATTGCCAGTGCTTGACAGCGCATATCGCAACGTGTATGTTAAGGTTGACGGCAAAAACGATTTTAGTTACAAGTAAGTAAGGCGTTGGTGTTATGACTATTTACGATTGTCTTCGTGGGCTTAACGCCTATCCTATTCCAGCAGCCGCTATCCGTGAGATAGCAATCAACCGTGGTGTTTACGTTGACGACGAAGCCACGGCAGAACTGCTGGCAAGCACGGAGTATATCGGCGCAAAAGCCGATGTGCTGATGTGGTTGGCACAGGCTCCAAATGTGTCGCAAGGTGGGCAAAATTATAGTTTTAGCGAGTTTGAGCGCAAGGCGTTGCGTGCTTCGGCTTCTGCTCTTTACGACCAAGTGGGCGAAGATGCGAAATCGGGCGCAGTCGTTTACGGCTATAAAGGTTCACGGCTATGATAATCGAGAATGGACATATAGAGGTGAAGCGCAAAAAGGCAGGTGGCATTGACGACAATGGTATGCCAGTGCCACCAACCTTTTCCTTTGACAAACCAATCAGATGCCAATGGTGGGCAAATAGTTTCTCGTGGCGAGGTCGCACGAGTTCAGGCGGACACTTCACATCGGCAAGTTATGAGATACTTGTCGAGGCTGGGGATGGCGTTGAACTTGGCGAGCAGTTGCGATTGACTGATGACCGAGGCAGAACTATTGGCGAGTTTAGTGTAATGAGCATTGAGCCGTTGCAAGCCGTCGGACAATACCGAATACTTGTATAACGCCATATTTGCGATTTGACGGCACAAAAACCAAAATATATGTAAGTGTGTAGTTTTGCGATTTGAGTGCGCCAGACGCTAAATCAGCAATAAATAACACCTAACTGATGGGCATTAAGATGACGACACCGCTATCAGCGTTGCAATCGACTATCAGCGACGCAATCGACGACCAGCGCACGGCGATGATTGAGCGGTTGCGATTGGTGGGCGAAAAAGCCGTGAATGTAGCACGAGGCTATACAGGAAAGCAATACACTGATAGAACGAACAATCTCCGTTCATCAACAGGTTTTATAATTGTCGTAGATGGTGTTATATATGGAAGTAGCGGATTTGTTTCGTGCGGAAACGGCGCAGATGGCGATGGCAGTGCTGGCGGTTCAAGCGGTAAAGCCTACGCCGAGGAATTAGCGGCGAAGTTCCCACAAGGCATTTCGCTCATTGTTGTGGCTGGCATGGAATACGCCGCTTTCGTGCAAAACAAAGGTTACAACGTGCTAATTGAAGCAGAGGATTTCGCAATCAACGAAGTTGCAAAACTACTAAAGACGATACAGCAGGAATGGTAACGAGCAAGACGGTACAACGAGACATCTATAACGCACTGCGTGGGAGTGAACTTGCACGCAATATCAGCGGTCGCATCTACTACGACGGCACACGAGAGCGAGATAGTATGTTGGAGGATGTTGAGGTGGTGTTCACGTATGGCACGACTGACGGACAGACGGCTTCTGGCGTTGTAACGCTGCTCGTTTATTTTCCTGATGTTGATCCCTACGGCAATGGAGTGATGGTTGAGGATATAGCAAGGGCAACGGAGTTGGAGGCGTTATGTGCTGCGTTCGTTGACGAGGTGAAAATATCAATGACGAATTACAAGATAGGGCTTCGCCAGTCTATTATGACACAGGCGCAAACAGAGATTAATCAGCATTTCGTTAGCGTTATGCTGGCGTATGAAACAATAGAAAATTAACAAATAAACGATAATAAGGTTATGAACAAAGTAATGGCTTGGAGCGAATGCACGATTAAAATCGGTGCAACTCCCGATGGCGAAACAATGGCTACCGAATTGACCGAAATTAAAGAGCCGAAATATCAAAGCACAACGCTGGAAAGCGAAGATGGCGATGTGCTGGAGGCGATTAAAGAGGGCGGTCAACGTGTGGGCTATGAGAAACTGCCAGGCGCATTGACGCTAAAAACACGCATCATCGAGCCTGACGATGAACTTTTCAAGTTGCTTGGGCTTGGCGAGGCGGAAACTGGTGGCACTGCAAATGGCGAGTTCAATGTTAAGTCGCACGTTGTGTCCAAGTATTTCTCGGTTGAGGTCACACCTGCACACGATGGTGCAAAGGGTATTCGTGCGCCTAAATGCTCGGTATCTTTCCAATTCGGCTACTCAACACAAGAGGGCAATTATGCCGACTTGACATTTGGTATTCTTGACGGTGCGGCTGGCTACTGGTACAAGCGTTTTACCGTAAAGAAATCATAAAATAACACCCTCTCCAAATTTATGTGGCGGATAGCCTATCGCTGATAATAGGCGTTGGTTATCCGCTTTTTAATTCTGAGAAAAACAAATGACGAAAAAGCGAAAATACGAGCAGACTGCCGAGGCGAAAGTGGCTGATGCTATACTGCAAGAGCCTATCGTGGTAACGATTGACGGCACAAGGTATGAGGTGGCACAGCCGACAATCGCCACACTCATCAAGGCAAGCAAATATATAAGTTACCTACCAGCATTTGATATTGAGGCGACCGATGTGCTCTCCGAGGTGCTGCGCAATGCGAAAGACTGCAAGATTATCGGCAAGATAGTTGCGACGCTGATACTTGGCGCAAGGCGTTTGGCAGAAAACCGAATCGTGGGCCAAACACGCTATGTTGTTAAGGCAAAAAAAAGGCACTGGTGGCAACTTCGCAAAACGGCAGACGACATTTGCACCGTGAAAGAAACAGTCACGTTGCGAGAGGTTGATTGGCTGGCAAGTGTCGTGAGCGAAAGAATGAGCATCGTTGAGTTGCGAGATTTGCTTATAACGCTTTTAGGCAGTATGCAGGTCGCAGATTTTTTCGGCATTACCATTTCCCTATCCGCAGCAAATCTAACGAAGCCAAACGAGGAAATGGGCAAGAGCGATGCAGTGCGTGGGGTTTCGTGATAGGCTGGGCGAAGTCGCTAAACATGCCTATTGATAGCGTGCTGTACGATATTAGTTATCGCAACGCCATGATGTATGCGAGGGCATTGCCACATTATGACGATGAAAAAGAGGAAGAATGGGACGCATCGATAGACGCAAGCGACCCTAACAACTTCCAAAGCGCAAATGACGAGGAAACTATTTACAGAATTAGATAGACGATTATACGATGAATCAAGATAACGGACGATTGAATTTCGTGGCTACTGTTGACACTTCGCTGGCGAAGAAAGATGCCGACGAACTGGTGCGCATTTTTCAAAACATCGGGAAAAGCGCAGAACGATATGGCATCGACATTGACAAATATATCGGAGGTGGGTTGCGTAACAGCAATGACGCACAACGTGCGTTCAAGGGCATTGCAGACGAATTAAAAGCGAAAATCAAATCACAGGCGGCTGCCGTTCAATCGTTGAGCCAGCGATACAAAGAGGCATCATCGGCAATGTCTAATTCGGTGATGGTGAGTGAGCGACAAAAGAACAATGTCGCATCACTCAAAAAGGAACTCACTGCCGAACAGCAGGAACTTACGAAGATGAAGCAGTTGCTGGCGGAGGTCGGTGAGCAGCAGATAGCAACTGGTGGCAAGGCTGAAAGCATGCGCTCTCGGTTACGTGAACTGCGTGAGACGATTTACAACTTGGAAATCGAATGGCGCACGATGACCGATGAGCAGCGCAAAAGCGACTTCGGCGTTGCGCTTCGTAAGCAACTGGAAAGTGCCAAGAAAGAGGGTGGCGACCTTGCCGACATCATGGGTGATGTGCAACGTGCCATTCAATCCGAGGCGAACGACACAGGTAAATTCTCGGCATTGTCCGAGGGCATCAACTTGGCTGTGTCGAGCGCAACGGCGTTAACTGGCGCAATGGAGTTGCTTGGCGTTAGCGAGGAAGATGCGGAAAAGGTTCAAGCGCAGATACAAGCAGGGCTCGCAATCAGCAACGGACTGATGCAAGCGCAAAACGTGTTGCAAAAGGAAAGCAACCTGATGATTCAGATTGGCAACATTCAGCGGTGGGCGCAGGTGAAAGCCGAGGCGGCTGCCAACGTAGCGAAAAACGCTGGAACCGTCGCCACAATCAAGGCTACGGTGGCACAGCGTGCGTTCAACTTGGTTGCAAAGGCTAACCCTTACGTGCTGTTGGCGACTGCGATTGTTACGGTGGTTGGCGCATTGTTCCTTTTTGCGAAACGAAGCGATGATGCGAAGCAGAAGCAAGAGGAATTAAACAAGGAAATCGAGCGTGGCAAGAAAGTGCAGGAGGCTTATACTGGTGCATTCGTTGATAGCGCAACGGATAGTTATAACTCGTTCCAGCGGCTACGCACGATGTATAATGCGCTCGGTAATGATATGGCGGCTAAACGCAAATTCATTGTCGATAACAAAGATGCTTTTCGCTCGCTTGGGCTGGAAATCACAAGCACAGCCGAAGCCGAATCAATGTTCAACGCGCCCGACAGACTGCAAGCATTTCAGAATGCAATGATAGCGAGGGCAAGGGCAATGGGTGCCGCTGCCGCAGCCGCCGAAAAATACAAACAGGCGTTCGAGGAGGAAAGCCAAGCAGTTTCTGCGCCTAAAAAATGGAAAGAAGCAAGCAGAAGCACATACGATGCAACGCCTGCTTGGAAGAGGAGAATGTCTGAAAAAACTATATATAGCGGAATTGATGTCGTCGATGCAACAAAATACTACGTCATTGACGATGCGGCGCAACAAAAGGCATTTGACGAGCAACGAAAGAAAAACAAACAGCGTGCAGATGCCTATTTGAAGCAAGGCGATTCGTTCATCAAGCAACAAGTTGAGCAGGAAAAACAAGCCAGCAGATACCTAAAGCAAACAGGCTATGCGTATGCTGGTGATGCAAGCAAAAGAACTGGCACAACAAACAAAACAACAACAACCAACAAGACACAGCAAATCAAGAAAACAGACGCAGAGCAATGGTTCGCCAACTGAAAAGAAAGGATTGCGAAAGCCGATGAACTGCGTGACTTGCTGTATCGCAAGGACGAGGAATTGACCGCCACGATGGCTGACGAGAGCGAAAAACGCAGAAAAACGCTCGAGTTGAACTATCGGCGAGAAATTTCCGAACTTAACAAGCAGATGCGAGAATTGGCGGAAAAGAACAAGTCGGAGGCTCTCGCAAAAGATAAAAACGCCGATGTGTCGAATATCGGCTTGACAACTGAACAGCAGAACGCTATGAATGCCGTCAGAGAGGCAATCCAGAAGCGATATAACTACGAACGCCAATTAATCGATAAGCAGGAAAAGGAGAGCGCACAGGCTTCGCTTGATGCGTTCAACCGAGAATATGGCGACTACACACAAAAGCGCATCGCCATCGTCAATCAGATGCAACGAGAAATCGCCAAAGCACAGAACGAGGGCGAGCGCAAAATGGCAAAGGCGAAAGGCAATGAGACGTTAGGCGAACTTGATGTGGATTTCGTCAAGAAAAACGCAAAGGTCATTGTCGCACTATACGAGGACACGGCTAACAAGACGGTTACACAACTTCGGAAAGCAAAGAAAGAAGCAGCCGAATTGCTTGCATGGATACAAAGCGGCAAATACGACGAGGCGAAAGGGAAACTATTCGGCATCACAGCCGATCAGTTCGCATCGCTTAAAGATGACAAAGAACTGCAAAAGGAAATCACAGAACTTATTCGCAAGTTTGGTGAAGCGGCTGACAGCGCAGAACCTGCAATTAATAAGTTTGGCAACACGCTGAAGAAGACATTCAGCAAGGGTGGTTTCACGCCCGAAAACATACAGGCGTTTTGCTCTGAACTGACTGCTTTGGCTAACGCTTTCGGAACGTTCGGCAAGGAGTTCCAAGAGATAGGCGAGTTGACTGGCTCGGAAACAATAAAGAAAATCGGCGGTGGTATTTCTGCCGTTACAGAAGAAGCGAAAGGAATTGCAACCGATATGCTTACTGGTTTGCTGATTGGCGGTGCAGTTGGATCGGCGATTGGCGGTGCAGTTGGATCGGCGATTGGCGGTGCAGTTGGCGTGACAAAGTCGCTGTTAAAAGGTATATTCAGCATCGGCGGTTATGACTGGGAATCGTACAACGATATGATGGATAGATACAAGAGCCTCGAGGAAACGTGGGATAGACTGATTGACAAGAAAAAGGAATATATCAGCGAGGGCTACGGTATCGAGGTGGAAAACATACGCAAAGACACCGAGCGTCTGATACAAGAGCAGACCGAGGCGGCAAGGCGTATGGGCAACGCATGGATAGATGCTGGTCGCAGTTGGCGTTCGCACTCGCAAGGCTACCTGCTGAACCGCAATATGAGCGACACGGCTAAAGGTCAAGCCATCGGTGCGTTTGGCAGCGACTGGCAACGCAACATACTGCAAATGAGTAGCGAGCAGTTGCGCAAGTTGTATGAAGATTCGTCTATGGCTCAATTTTGGGCGGAATTGAAGCAGTATGGTGGCGACTTTTACGACATCATTATGCGCATCGTGAACGAGCAAGAGAACCTCGAATCGGTTGCCGACACACTGAATGAGCGGCTTACATTTCGCTCATTTGACGATGTGGAGAGCAGTTTTAATGAAATGTTGACCGACATGGGTAAAGGTGCAAAGGACTTTTCCGAAGACATGGAGGAAAACTTTCAGAACGCCATCATTCGCACATTCGTCTATAGCAAGTATCAGGCGAAGTTAAAGGCGTTTTACGAGCGTTGGGCAGATGCGATGAAAGGCGACTTGAACGCTGGCGAACTGGAAACATTACGCTCGGAGTACATGAACATCGTAAACGATGCCATCAATGAGCGTAACCAAATTGCAGATGCTCTCGGATTCAAGAAATCGGCTACCGAGCAGAACTCCACGAGTGGCGGTTTTCAGACGATGAGCCAAGACACGGCAAACGAACTGAACGGACGATTTACGGCAATCCAAATGGACGTTTCGTCTGTGCGACAAATGATGGCGGAGTTGCAAGGTATATCGCTCAATAATATGGGCTACCTCGAAGATATAGCAAAGAACACTTTCCAACTGTACGAGATGAACGAGCGGTTGGGGAAAATTGAACAAAACACGGCAAGACTATGATATACGAATTTTCCATAAATGACACTCCGTGCGAACAATTAGGCGTTACAATTGGTCGTGGCTCGGTTGACGCACTACACGCACCTGTGCAGCGCAAAGACTATATAACCAACGAGAATGCAAGCATTAATGGCGTGCAGTATTTGACCGATAAAGACTATATGCCGAAGTTCGCTTCACGCGATGTTAGCATCGTTGTGTATCTCGAAGCAGCGAGCAAAGAGAGTTATTGGACGGCTTACGATAGGCTCTGCAACCTGCTTAATGCTGGTGTTGTAACTATCACGGAAACGGTGTATGAAGATGGTGCAGACGATACCGATACTTATGTTGTATATCGCCTAATCTTCAAGTCGTGCACTCAGTTCAGCGAGTATAATGGTCGTATGGCGAAGTTGCTACTGCGCTTCACCGAACCCGACCCAACAAATAGAAATATATAGGCGTATGGGAGTAGAGGAAGTAAAAATATACAACGCCAATGGCTCGGCGGTTAAAGCCGTTGTTACACCGAATGACAGCAGTGTGTATTACTGCGAGTTGATGAGCGGAGAGTATGTGAAGTTGTCGTTCAATCTGCGTTCGCCTGTTATCTTTGGTGTTGGCGATAACATAAAACTTGACGGTTATGGTTATGGTCGTTTCGAACTGACGAGCGTTCAACGCCCGACATACAACGCAAAAACTGGCGCATGGGCATATACGCTGCAATTCAACGCATCATATTATAGGCTTGGCAATAGGTTGTTTTGCTACGATAGGCAAAATGGAAGTGAATGCTCATTCTCGCTAACGCACGACATCGCACATCACACGGCTATCGTTAAGAGCAACATCGATGCGCTGATGTTTACATACGATTTCGTATCAATTAGTATCAGCATTGACGATAGTGTGAACAAGACGCTGTTAAAGGCTATCACATACACCAATCAATCAATAATTGACGCTATATCGTCAATCGCCGAGGCGTTCGAGTGTGAATGGTGGTTCAGCGGAAGCGTGTTGCATTTCGGTAGATGCGAGAGTGGACATGCTGGCGGTATTGGGTATGTAAAGTTACGTGAGGGCAAAGAAGTCAACGGAATGACTGCAACAGACAGCGCACAAGACTATTGTACACGCATTATCGCATTTGGTGGTGAGCGCAACCTATCGCCGAAGTACCGAAGCAATGGCGAAGATACTACGGCGATAACTAACCATATCGCTAAAAAACGCCTGATGTTGCCAAGCAAAACACCGTATATTGACGTGATAGACGGCGTTAGCGGCTCGCAAATCGTTGAAAAGGTATATGTGTTCGACGATATATATCCGAGGCGTGTGGGCGAAATTACAAGTGTCACAACCAAGGAGTACACCGACACCAACGAGCAGACGGCGGAGGTAAGCAAATGGAATGCGTTCCGCTTCACCGACACTGGCATCGTGTTCAGCGAAGATTACATTTTGGCTGGCGAAAAACTTAAAATCGTTTTTCAAAGCGGAGTGCTAAATGGCATGATATTCGATGTTAATTTCAATCCCGACGGCTACCGAGAGAAAAACGCAGACGGATCTTGGAACGCCGACGCACAGGTGTGGGAGATTGTCCGCAATGACGATTATGGCGTTAAACTGCCGAGCGACAATTTTGCTCCAGCCGTTGGCGATAAGTATGTGCTTTATAACTTTGACAGCGACAAGTTGGCAAGCATTCAGGTCAGTTATAATGGCGTGATGATGGGCATTGTCGAAGCGGCGGAAAAAGAACTTTACGACACCGCACAATCGGAAGCAAAAAAACTACTAACCGACAGCAAGCAGTATAAATGCCCAATGAATATGATTCGATATTACGGCTTTCAAGATTCGGGTGACGGTTTGAAACACATTGCTGGCACAGAACTGGTATTCGACATCGGCACAAGAGTCGAACTAATCAATAGCGCATTTTTTTCCGAGAGTGTGAAGTCAAGGATTTACGCCGTTGAGCGAAATCTGAATGGTCGCAGTTGTACATATACGGTTGCCGAGAGCGGAAAATACTCAAAATTTTCCGAGCTCCAAAAAGACATCGACGCTGTAAACAAGAATGCTGAAACAAACAAAACAACTGGTTATGTGACCGACAACGGAAGCAACAACTACCTCAAAGTAAAATACGACCAGTTGGGGAATCCTTACTTGTACTGCACGCTTGATTTTGCCGTGCAATATGGCATAACGGCTTACTCACGGCAAAAGGCGTTAGTCGATACCATTATGGACGGCATATTGGTTGACGGAAAGACAATAAGGATTAACGAAAAAGGACAGTTGGAGGTAATCAAATGATAGGACAGAGCGACATATCATATAAGGAAATAAGAGATGTGCTGAATGCCCACGGTGGAAATGTGGGCAGTAGGCACTCGGATTTTTTCTCGGAGCGTGCGAACATCAACAAGTGGAGCAAGCGCAAACCTGTTGAGCATCAAAAGATGTTTAAACTCACAGACGAGGATTTCGCATCGGTGAACTGGGGTTGGGCGGCGGAAAGTTACGCCAATCCATTCGCTCTGATAGACGCTTGGTGTGGCGACTTTTGGGCGTACACTCTGCCGAGTGGGAATCTGCGCATATCGGACTTCCGTGGTTATGACCCCGATGCTGTGAACCCTTTCCTCCTTGAGTTGTTAGGTTCTGAAAAAGTGAAGGCTGGCGACACCGTGAGGATAGCGACCACAGGCGAGGACATTCAAAGCATTGTGGGAACATACAAGGTGTTTGAGGGCATTGCCTACGACTTGTGGTATGTTGGCGTGATGTTTTGCCCGATTTTCAAGGTGGGAATGAACAAGGTGTACTACTGCTCGGTGTCGAGCATTATTGACTACGACACCGAGAAAATCAGTTTCACCGTTCCGAGTGAGATAGCAGACGGCAGTTATCGAGCTATAGTGGTGTTTACAAGTTATGCAGGTGCGAAGTTCGAGGAATTGAGCGACAAGCAAGATTATTATTCGGAGTGGGTGGGCATACCTTGCAACGCTGTGACATTTGAAAAGGTTCAATTCATCACACCTGATGTGTGGAAGCAATACGGAATCACATTTGCAAATGTGACTATCTCCACCACCACCGACCCACGAGGCTTTCTGCTGAACTCCTTGGATATGGACATCGAGCAGACGCTTGGCGACTATCCGTATGGCGTGCATACCAAGGTGGAAATGACGGTGCAGACGGAAAAGGGTGATGTTACGCTCGGAGTGGTGGAGAATGACATCAACCCCAACGGATTGGTGACAGACAGTTTCGCATACGCCGATAGCGACGACAAGCACGTTGTGATGGTGGAAATGCCCGAAAAGATAGGCGTGAGGGTGACAGTCACGACCGATAGCGAACAGCGAGTGTGGCAGACTTCTGCGAGCATCGAGACCTACGAATAGTGAAATATAAAATATAAGAGTTATGGTTATTTATCTATTTTTAGTTTTCATAATCGTGGTGCTGGCTTATATGTACTGCACGGAGCGGAAGATTGCCGAGCGGTACAAGGCTATTGCGAGTGATTTTGACAAAGAGGTTAAGGAACTGCAAAAGGAATGCGAGTTGATGAAAAGCAAAATAAAAGGCATTAAAAAGACGGCGAAATGAAACATATACACTACAAGAATGATTTTGAATTTTTGCTCAAAATTATGGACAAGGGCGGATTTGTGCGTGAAGTTCCGCAGTACAGGTGGAGTGTGGTGTTCAGCGTGGGCGGAGTTCGCTATGAGTGCTCGCTTCGTGACGGAAACGCAGTCGTGAAAGGCGACACGATTGTTTGCCGACTGCAAGACCACGGCTTCGGTTGTGGCGAGTTGAAAGCGGAGTTCCGTGAGTGGATTCCCAACAAGGAGTGGCTTGACGGTGTGGTTGATGTCAGCCACCCCATTGACACTGATATTGAACTGTGGGAGGGAAAGAGCGACGAGGCGGAAGTAAATGCCGAAGTGCTCACGAACATCGGAGGAAATGAGCGAGGCGTTATCTATTTGGATATTAACGACTCTACAAAATTGCGTGTGCTTGGTGCCGAACGCTACCTCAATGACGAATATGTGCCGTTCATCTTCCGTAAGACCAGAAAGGCGAACACATACAGGGTAAAGGAAGATGGGATATTAGTGCGTTACAAAGAGAAAACCCGTAAAGGCTGGCATCCAATGGGGCAAATCGGTCAATGCGCCGTGGATAAAAATGGCGTGGTGAGCGTAAGAAAAGATGTCTTTCAAAACGGAGAAAGCAAAGAAATGAGCACACGTCCAGAATATTTCGTGCAAGATGGGTGGCTTGTGTGCGGAGCGGGTCAAGAAGGAATGCATAATACTCGAGTCCCCTATGGGCGATCCGAAATAAAATTAGAAAAAGAACTTGTACAAGATGAAACGACTGGAATTATGCGTACAAGATGGCGCAGAGTGAGGCTTTTGTACGGAATCGCATTCGTCAAAAAGAAATATGTGGACAAGGTCAAGAGGCTCGACCTGAGCCGGCTCGCTACGAATATCGCCACTTTCCACCTGTGTTGGGACGGCACGCAATACGTTCCAGAAGGCAATCTTGAAGAATGGTCAGACAATTTCCATTGGATTTTCAACAAATAAAAAAAACGTGGCACAAAGCCACGCCTACAAATCCAGGTGTGGCACAAAGCCAACATGGGTTCTTATTTCCGCGAGCGCAAAGCCTCACGAACAACAATGCAAATATAATGATTTTTTACGATTTCACATAAATATGAGCGAGAATTTATGAAACACATCTATTATAAAAATGATTTCGCAGTGGAGATAACACTGCTCAACGCCAGCGGAGAGGTGGTTGCGCCCCCCGACTGGCAATGGCACATCGAGTTCACCGACGGAAGACGGAAATACATCTGCTCGGTGGATAAGGGCAATGCAAAGGTGGTGGGCAACACGATTATGTGCTACCTCGACAATCACAAGTTCTGCTGTGGGGAGGTGGGCTACAAGTTCGTGCAAGCAATTCCCGACCTTAACTATTTGGACGGATTTCAGAACATCATCACCCCCAAGGCTCTCCCGATTGAGTTGTGGGAGCAGGAGAGCGACAACGACATCAACATACAAAGTTCGGTAGTTCCTGCGTATGTGGTGTATGATGCCTACTTGACAGCCAAGGCTAACGGCTACACTGGCACGGCGGAGGAATTTTACGATGCGCTTAACCATATTGTTGACATCAACAAAAAGGAAGCCGAGAGGGAGAAAGCGGAAGCCAACCGTGTGACTGCCGAACAACAGCGTGTGAAGAATTTTGTGGCGATGGAGAGTGCGCTCACAACTGCAACAAGCAAAGCGAACACAGCCACAAGCAAAGCCGAGGAAGCGAGCAAAAGGGCTGACAATTCGGCAACAGCGGCATCGCAAGCGAGGGTTCAAGCCACCCTTGCCGCCAACGGAGCAAACGCAGCGGCGGCACAGGCTACGCAAGCGATGGAAAAGACCAACGAGGCTACCGAAAACGCAAAAACTGCTACGGCTAACGCAAACGCTTCCGCCGTGACCGCTGGCAACGCTGCCACGGAAGCAAATGAAGCCACAAAGAGTGCCAACGATGCGACAGAAAAGGCGAAAACTGCCACAATAGCCGCTGAACAATCAGCCGAGCGTGCGAACACCGCCGCCGACAATGCCGATGTGGCTACTTCCAACGCAACGACTGCCACCAAGCGTGCAAACGACATTTCAGCCGACTTGGAAGCGAAGCGTGAAGCCGACTACTGGCGTGGTGCGAAAGGCGAAAAAGGCGATACTGGAGAGAAAGGCGACCAAGGCGAAAAGGGCGACCAAGGCGAACGAGGACTACAAGGCGTGCAAGGCGTTAAGGGCAACGATGGCGTGTCTCCAACTGTTAGCACCTCCAAGACTGGCAAGGTGACTACGATTGAGATTACCGATGCCGATGGTATACACACCGCCACGGTGAACGACGGCGAGAGTGTGGAAGTAGTCCAGTCAACTGGCACGAGTGAAACGGCGGTGATGAGTCAAAAGGCGGTAAGTGATATTATCGGGAATGTAGAGCAATTATTAAAGAATATCTAATATGAGTATAAGCAAAGAGATAGAGCGTATTCAAGAGGCAAAGAAAGACATTGGAGATGCCATAGTACACAAAGGCGGAAGCGTGAGCGGAACGATTGACACTTACGCAAAATCGGTTATGGCGTTGGGTGATTTGAGTTTCCGCACAGCAATTGACATCGTAAACAAGAGCGACGCAAAGAACGTTGACCTCACGATGATTAGTCCAAAAAACGAGACGAGTTTAAACAGGTTATTTCTTGGGAACGAGAATTTAGTAAGTGTAGATGTCTCAAATTGGGACACCAGTAAAGTAACAAATTTCGCACAAGTATTTTCGCTAAATCATAATTTAGAGAGTCTTGATATCTCAAATTGGAATGTAAGCAATGGCTTTACTTTTTTTGCAATGTTTGATGAGGGATATAAAATCAAAACATTGGATGTATCCAAATGGGATATGAGTTCGGTGGAAAATATAGATTGGATGTTTTGTCGTTGCAAATCCATAACCTCGTTAGACCTATCCAAATGGAATACGAGTAAAGTTAAGACTGCGCATCACTTGTTCACAACTTGCACCTCGCTGACAATGCTCGATTTGAGCGGACTTGACCTGAGCCAAGTCACAAATATGTATAGATCGTTCATTGAAAATTTTAAATTGAGCGTAATAAAATGCGCTGGGTTAAAATTGCCAAACATAGAGTTAAGCGATATTAGTTTACAGTTATCAACACAACTATCAGTTGACAGCATCGTTGGACTTTTGAACGCACTTCCACAGAGTGATAAAGGTTACTCGTTTCAAATTGGAGCAACAAACATCGCAAAGTTGAATGATGAGCAAAAAGCAATAGCAACAAATAAAGGTTGGACATTAATATAATAGCGTTATGGAACATATACAGGAGAAATTAAACAGCGACTACAAGTTTCGAACATTGACTGCTGATGATGGATATATCATCGCAAATGTGTTGAATGGATTTGACGCGGACAACTACATCGGCACAAAAACAATGGTACTCCCTGCCGAGCGCGAGGTAAGCGGACTTGTCGCCATCACCGAGCGACAGCACGATGAGTACATGAAAGTGATAGATGAGAAGATGGAATCAGAAATGCGACCACAAAGAGAGGGGGTGGGTGATGCTCAAAAATAGTGATGCCGTGCAAGGTGGATAAGGAAATAGTGTTAATTTTTAAAATTATGAAATATGAACCAAGATAGATTTTTACAGATGGTATTTTCCGCAATTAGTGCAGTGGCGACGGCACTATCTCCAACGTTGCCGTATATTTTGCTTTGCACGGCAATAGTGCTGATGGATTGCATCACGGCTTGGCGGCTGGGTAGGCGTGTGAGAAAAACTCACCCACACAAGACGAGCAAGAACACGCCCAAGTTCAACAGCAAACACTTTGGTGATGTTATTCAGACATTGATGGTGGTGTATGCCGTACTGATTTTCGCTTTCTTCCTGCATGTGTATGTTACCGACTCGCTACCTTTCAACGCCCTAAAGGTTTCCGCTGGTCTTATAATCGGTTGGGAGATTTGGAGTTGCTTGGAGAATGAGAGCAGTTGCAACGGGAAAAAGTGGGCGATGCTACTGCAACAAATAATGGTCGATAAAACAGAACGACACTTCGACATAAATTTATCCGCACTTAAAAAGGAAAAATAATCATTAACAATACAAGGTCGGTCGGCAATCCATTTAATAGTAATTTTTTAAAAAGGATTGGGGTTATTTTAGTTAGTTGTGTTCATACTGACCGCCCTTTTTTTAAAAAATTATAGCGATATGATATACAAGGTAGGAAGCCGAGGTGACGAGGTGGTAAAAATTCAGAAAGCCGTGGGCGTGAGTGCTGACGGCTTGTATGGCGTAAGGACAAAGGAAGCCGTGGCTGTGTGGCAGAGGGCGCACGGCTTGACGGCAGACGGCATCGTTGGTTATAAGACTTGGGTGGCTATGTTTGGCACGGAAATGCCGAGTAGAGCGGTGGCTGATGGTGTGGTCTATCTTCCGCTCAACAAGCATATAAAGATGCTACAAAACAGGGATATAAAATACCTCGCTATCCATTTCACCGCTGGCAGTACCTCCAAGGCTGGCAGCGCAAGGAATGTGCGTAATGTGTTTTTACAACGTGAAGCGAGTGCCGATTTCGCAGTTGACGATGCGGAAATGGTGCAGTTCAATCCTGATATTAACAATTACTACTGCTGGGCGGTCGGCGACAAGTTGTCGGCAGGAAGCGGTGGCGGTAGGCTGTACGGCAAGGCGAGGAACAGCAACACAATCAGTATCGAGATTTGCTCAAACTGCTCACCACGCACAAACACGGCATTGAGCCACAGTAATCACGATGGGTGGAGTTTCACTGATAAGGAACTTGACAACGCAGTGAGGCTGGCTAAAATCTTGATGAAGAAGTTTAACATTCCGCTTGATAGGGTTGTTCGCCACTACGATATAACTGGCAAACTTTGTCCAGGCGTTATGGGTTGGAATGACGCTCCCGAAGTGTACGACAAAACCACAGGCAAAAGGATTGCTGGAGCGAGGAATAATTCAAAAGAATGGGAAAAATTCAAATTAAGATTAAAGTGAGTTTAAGCGAATATTAAGCGATAAAATGGCGTTACAACATATTGTGGGTGTAGTTTTATGCTTAAAAGTTTAAGCGAGTTAAAGCGAAAAGCAAATTGCAGACAAATTAGATATGGAAGATAAGGAATATACAAGATATGAGGGGTGTGCCTCGGCGGTGGCGGTGATACTTGCGCTTGTGGTGCTGGCTCTTGTGCTATGCTCGTGCAAGACAAGGTACATCACCGAAACCGAGTACAAGGAAGTGCCTGTGGTGATGCACGACACTGTGCAGAGCCACGACACGCTGAAAACAATAGCGTGGCGAATAGACACAACAATCGTCAAGGATAGCGTTTATTTCGCTATTAAGGGCGACACTATCTTCAAGGAAAGATATAGCACCAAGTGGCGCATTAAAATGGTTCACGACACGATTTTCACGGCATCCGACAAGTGGGTGTACGAGGAGAATCCTGTGGAGACGAAACACAATACCGACAAATCCGACACAAAAGAGGTGAACCGCCTATTCTGGTGGCAAAAGGTGCTGATGATTATTGGCGGTGCATCACTGATATACTTGGTTGTGCAACTTGGTAAGTTGTGGAAGTACAAATAAATGTACCCGATTTGCTGTTTTTGGGTACACGTTGTGGGTGATATGTACCCGAAAATGTGGAAATGGGTACACATAAAATATTTAAGATATGAAACGATTGATATATCTAATTAAATGGCTGCCGTTCGCACTAGTGGTGTTGATGGTGCTGCACTGCCTATTGTTGCTCTGTGGAATATACTCCAACTTTTTAGCGCATAATGGCGTGTCACCGCTGTTGTATGTTGTGATGCTGGTGCTTTCGTACAAGTTGGATTTCTGCTGTTTCCACCGCCTCGCTCTTCACTACGACCTTGCTGTGTGGTGCTTCTGTTGGCTTCGCGATTACGGCATACTTGACGGCTTTCTCACGCCTTTGCGTGTGGTGATATTATCCGTTGGAATTGTGATTATAAGTGTAACATTAACGAGCAAGTATTATGGCAAGCGGTGTGGAAGAGATGATGGCTGTGCTTGATGAAATAAAAAGCGAGGTAATGGCTAACCCTTGCAATATGGGTGATATGGCGATGCGTGCGATGGCATCGGCTCTGCGGACGCTATACAGGAGCAAAGTGCCTAAACGATACAGTAGAGAAATGGCAGCGATGGAACTTGGCGTGAGTGTTCGCCAGTTATCAAGGATAGTGGCTAAAAGCGGTATCACGCCACACCGTGACGGATTCAAAAATGTTTACTACACCGATGAAGATATAAATGCGCTGAAATCTTTTTCATAATATTTAGTCTTTGGGGTTAAGAGTTAATTAATTAGTTGAGCAGTCGGCTTGTGAAAGTCGGCTGTTTTTTTGAGTAAGATTTTGTTTGCAAAGAAGATTTTCTTTGCAAATAAAAAAAGTAGCAAAAAAGTTACAAAATATTTTTGTAATGTGGAGCATTATTGCTACCTTTGTACTGTCAGAAATGACAAATAGTTCTTTAAGTTTATTTTAAGACAAAGTTTTAGAAAAATTAATTTTAAATTTTAATGAAAAACAATGAATTAATATTAGAATTAATTTCAGCTGGATGCTTTGTGAAACGAAGTGGAGCAAGACACTGCATTTGGTATTCACCGATTACCAAAAATAGTTTTCCAGTGCCAGACCACGGAGCAAAAGAGGTTCCTATCGGCACAGAAAAAAGCATCAGAAAACTATCAGGCGTTCACAAGAACAAATGATTCTTAATTAAGGAGTGGGCGGACAAAGAACCCACCCACTCTTTTTAAAGAACTTTTTAAGTGGCACAACAAACAAAAACTAACTAAATTAAAACGATTATGAAAGCAACAGTTATTATGGAGATTGGAAGCGATGGGCTTTACTCTTGCTATATGGTAGATGAAGTTCCTGATTTCGGGCTTGTCGGTGCAGGAGATAGCGCAAAAGAGGCGAAGGAGGATTTTCTGTGTGCTTATGAAGAAATAAAGGAAATACTAAAAGAAGATGGTAAAGAGATTCCAAATCTTGAATTTGAATGGAAATACGATATGAAGTCTTTCTTTGATTATTTTGACTTTTTAAAAATCAGCAAGGTTGCAGAACGTGCTGGCATCAACGCCTCTTTAATGAGGAAGTATGTTGCTGGCGTGTCGCACCCTGGAGAGAAACAATACAAGAAATTAAACAAAGCCGTTAAGGATTTTTCCAAAGAACTTATTTCAGCTGAGTTCTAAAACCAACACACAAAGAACTATTTCAGCCCCGCGATTTTGTTTCGTGGGGCTTTTTTGTCCCATATTCGGGACAGCGCATTTGCGTAACTCGCTGATAATCACTCGTGCTTACATTTGTTGTGTCACTTGTTAGGGCGCACATTTTTGTGGGTGTAAATTCGTGGCAAAGTTGCAACTTGACACCTATTGTTAAATCAATTTAAAAACTTACAAAAATGAGCGAATCTAAGACTTTTATTTTACCTGACGGAGGGCAGAGCGGCTCTATGATGCCGTTACTCGCATCACTTTGCCAAAAGCAGGGCGTAGACCCCAATGTGCTTCTCGCCATGAGAGGCGGCAACGGATGGGGCGGCAACGGTATTGACATTATCGTGCTCCTTTTCCTGTTCATGCTTTTCGACAACAACGGCTTCGGCTTCGGAAACAAAAACGGAAACTTACCTAATATGATTAACAACGATGCTGGTCGCGAATTATTGATGAATGCTATCCAAGGCAACGGAAATGCTATCAGTCAGTTGGCTACCACATTGAACTGCGACATCAACCAAGTTAATTCGGCATTGCAAGCACTCGCAACACAACTTCAAGGCGTGGGCAACCAAGTTGGAATGAGCGGTATGCAGGTCATCAACGCCATTCAAAGCGGAAACGCCCAACTTGCAAGTCAGTTGGCACAATGTTGCTGCGATAACAAGATGGCGATTTGCCAGCAGACCAACACACTGCAAAGCACCATCAATGGTGTTGGTAATGCTATGGAGCGAGGGTTCAGTGACAACGCATTCAGAATGCAGACACTTGCTTGCGACCTCAAGACCAGCGCAAACGACAACACTCGTGCCATTCTCGGCAAACTCGACCAAATCGAGGACAGCCGAAAAGACCGAGAAATCGCATCGCTTACGGCACAACTCACGGCTTCCCAGTCACGAGCAGAACGCCAATCTGAATTGCAGCCTATCTACAAGGCTTTGGCGGATATTCAGGGCAAGCAACCCAATACCGTACCTGTTCAATGGCCTCAGATTAAGGCTTTCCAAGAAAACCCATTGTGTGCAAGCAGCGTGAATTATCTTTATAACCCTTATTCACCCAACTTCAACGGCTGGGCATAAAGAAAGGAGGGCTATATGGCTATTTTGAATCCTTTTACCACAGCGAATAAGCAAGGCATTCCACGTATTGAGACAAGTGGAGTGGCGGTCAGCACAACGGCAGTCACCTACTCGCTTCGCAATGCGTATTTCGGCAGACCATGGAACGGATTGGTTGCTATCAAGGTTTCCCAAGCCGTTCCTACTGGTACGACTGGAACGCTCCCAGTGCAAATCAACAACCAGCCATTGACTGGGCTTGGCGGTAATGCAATCACCGCAAGCGACATCACTGGCGTAGGTGTATTGCTGTGCTGGTGGGAAAGTGCCGAGAACACCTTGCAAGTGCTTAACATTGTGTAATTAATTTAATTGTAAAACTATGGCTTTTCAAAATTTAAGGGTTGGAGGAAAATTGTATATACTCCACAAAGACAACAACATTCGCATCGAGGCAGCGGAAGTGACAAACATCACCATGCCGACAATGCGCTTTATGCCACAAGGTATGAATCAAACACCGCTCTATGTGGTGGATATTGTCACCAAAGTTGGCGATGCTACCTACAACTTTCCACAAGTGCCAGCGCAACTCGACATCGCCGACTATGGCAACAACGGCAATGTGGTGATTAGCACAAACGCAGACACCATCGCAACCGAAATATGCAACATCAAGCGCAAGAGTGAAGAAGCCATCGCTGGCGTTGACCGACATAAGGCGATAATCAAGCAATGCGATGATGCTTTGGCAATAATAAAGCCGATAGATACTAACATCAATGCCGAGAACGAGGCGTTGCGTAAAGAACTTGCCGAAATGCGGAAGTTGTTACTTGACCTAAAGAACGAAAAGCCACCAAAATCAAAGTGATATGAGAGTAATAGAAATCAGAGAGGACAGGCTTCACTCACTGGCGGAGAATGTGGAAAAGATGCTCCGATACGCTGGCAAGTCGATGCAGTGCATCGAGGATTTGCGTGGCGGCGAGATGATGGGCGAACGCCGTGACTACGAGCGAGAGTACGACCGAGACGAGGAACGTGGTCGATACGCTGGCGAAATGTACGGCGACCGCAGGAGAGGAAGATACTATTAAACAACAACGATGCACCGCCATGCCGAAAGTGTGGCGGTGCTTTTAAATTTTTATACTATGTTACAAGAATACGATATTATACCCAAGGATATGAGGGCATACCTGCGCAACAACGGCAGGCATTTTAATAAGAAGGCTTGCGAATGGGCTGTGAAGAATATGCGGAAATACAACGAGTCCACAAGGCGGCTGGAGCGCATTGAACCAATGGATAAAACCATCGTTGATGAGTTGCTAAAGAACAACGGAATCACACTTGACGACGCAAGAGGCTACGACTATGTGTATGTTGCCAACATGTGTAAGGCGGACTTCTATGGAACAGCCATTGAAGATGAGCGACACATGGCGTTATACATCAAGTGCGTTATTGACGATGCTGATGCCGTTGGCGGAATGATATTTAATCGTTGGTTAGCCGACTGCGACACAAAAGGAATTACTATTGACTGGGAGGATTTGTTATGATTCGCCAGCAATTCTCGATACCTCGCATCGGCTGGAGTGTGTATGTGTACTATGCGGTTGATGCCCTCGATACTGGCGTTATAGAGCGTCAGTTGAGGGCTATCGGCTGCAATGATGTGGAAACGGTTTGTCGTGGAATTGGCGAGCCTAACAGCGGAGTAACCTACACCAATACCGCCAGCAGAGCCAGCGTCGTTGTGATAGGTCTAACCACAAGTGCCGATGAGTTTGCGAATACCTATGACCATGAAAAAGGGCATTTGGTTCGTCACATTTCACAACACTTGGGGTTAGAACCATACGGAGAGCAAGAGCAGTATATCGCTGGATATGTCAGTCAGCAGATGTTCAGCGTGGCGAAGTCTTTCCTCTGTGAGCATTGCCGAAAAGATAATACTGCGCTGGCTAATTTCATTCGGGTGTTTCTTTAATTAGTGGAAAATGACTATCTTTGCATTGACTAATGCGTTTTTTAAAGCGTTACGTTTTTGTTTTGGCATCTAACCGTGAGGTTGGGTGCTTTTTTATTAAAACTTGTTAAAAAACAGTAGAAATGTTACAAAATACTTGCACACTCAAAATAATGTGTGTATATTTGTGCCAACAAAAACAAAAACGAACAACAATTAAAAAACAAGCATTATGACAACAATTATGAAAACAAAGCAAGACTTAATTAACTGGTTAAATCGCATTCAGCGCAATGGTCAAGGTGTATGGTATTACCAGAATGGAGCAGGTATCTCTATTGCAAGCGACTGGGACGAAATTAGTGCGCTAATAGAAACCATATCGTCAGACGAATATCTAAATGATATTGAGATTGTTGACAAAAACGGAAGCATTTCCGACGATACAAGTATTGAGATGGCGTTTAATTCAATGCCGAAAGATGATTTTGCAGATACTGATTTTTTTGCAAAAGTAACACACGACAATGGTTACAATGCCGAGAACTTTGATATTTTTATACAAGTTTACAAATGACACTAAATCAAGAGATACGAAAACGGCGAATTGCAAAGGGTATAAGCATTCGCCGTTTGGCGGAACTTACAGGGTTAAGTTCCACCACCATCGTCAACTTTGAGAACGGCAGCGGAGCGAGAATGGAAAAGGTGCTGGCGATGATTGATGCGCTTGGTTGCCGAGTTGTGATTATAGACAAACAACCTAAAATATTCGAATAGTATGGCAAAATCACTTTTATTATTGTTGGCTTTGATGCCATTTGTTTGCTTCGGGCAAATCAACTTCAAACTGAACGGAAACGGCTGTTTTGAGACGCAAGACGGTAAAGATTATGTTGTCGTTAACTGCGAGGGTAAAACAGCGCATGAGTTGTACGACATCGTTCGCATCAATGTTGGCAAAACTTACAACAGCCCCAAAATGGTTATGAGCGTGGTCGAAGATAAATCAATTGCAATTTTCGCATACGTGCAAGACATTATTATCGAGGGGAATTTCATTGCTAAAGTAAGTTATGAATGCGACTACAATTTACAGTTCGATTTCAAAGATGGTAAAATAAGAGTTGGTGCGCCAAAACTTGGCGAAATTGTATGGCAAAAAAGCGCAATAGACCGCATGACATACGATGATTATTCAGCATCAACCGTCATTTCAAAGAAATTTTTCGACAAAAAAGGAAAGCCGAAAAAAAAGAAAATGAAAGACATAGAGAAAATCGAGGAACGTTTCAACACGTTATTAAATGCGCTGATCGCCATTCCAACAGCAAGCGACGATTGGTAATATCACCAAATCATAAAATTTCACCGTCGGGTTTTTGCGCTAATACAGCGTCAATCACTCGGCGGTTTGCTTTGTCTACCTTGTCGAGTGACGCATCTATATATATAGCCGTTGTGGCATTGCCGTAGGAATGACCGAGGGCGTGCGCTATCGTGTCGATAGATATATCAAGCCGAGATGCGAGTGTAGCCCACGAATGCCGAGCCCAATACATTGTCAAGTGTGGGAATATTGGCTCATATATTCGAGCGTTATACGCCTCGGTGTGATACGTGCCAACCATTTGCAGTAATTCATTAATTCTATGTGTTGCGTCTTTATGGCTTCGCCAGCGTTGGCGCAGACAAAGCAAAGTGTCGCCGTCACCTCTCCATTTGCCTATTATTTCCTTTGCTTCAGGCTGAATGGCTACATCGTAGAGTTTACCAGTTTTCGCACGGCGATAAACGAGGCGACCGTTTACGATATTCGCCTGTGTTAAATTGTACATATCTACCATATTAATGCCAAGCAGATAAAACGACAACTTAAACATGTCAAGGGCTATTGTCGTGCGTTCATCAGTCGGCGCATTCCACAGTGTACGCAACTCTTCAAGCGTGAGGCTTCGCTTCGTGGTTGGTTCGCTTTTTATTTTAAACTTGCGAAACGGATAGTTAGTTGTTATATCGTTATCTATTGCATCGTTGAAGATTGCTCGTAAGTTGCGGAAATGTATGCTTCGTGTGTTGATAGCGTTGCCGTTCGCCTCCAACCACGCATCAAAGCGAGATAGCCAATGATCATTAATATCATCGAATGTTATTTTGCTTGCTTCAACTTCACCGAGAAATGCGCATACACGGCTTAATGTGTGCTGGTATGTATCTTTGGTGCTTTGCTTGCGCTTTGTGGCGCACAGGCGATTTCCGTAAAAAATAACGCAATTCTGCTGTGCTGTGTCGTCATTTATTGCCAACGCTGGAGATAGTCGCTCTTGCACGTAATCTCTAATTTGCTTCACGCTCATTTTGCGTGTAGCCACTTCCGATGATGATTGCAAATGCATAATTATGTTCTCGGCTTCTATTAACTTGCGCTTGATGTAAGCGTTGTATTGGCGTGCGTTCGGGCTGTCGATAATATGGTTGCCGTCTGCGCTAACTTTACGCCATTGCTTTTTCTGCACCCGAATTCCGAGCGGAATGTATGCCGCTTCGCCACGATGACGAAGCGAAATTTTCAGCGGATATTTGCCGTCCGCTCCCGATTGCGATGAAATGTAGAGTGACACTTTCATGCTATTCAATTTTTAACTTTTTTGTAACTATTTTTCCAAGATTTTCCACGTTTTGCCGAAATTTTCAACTGCATTATATAGCACAGATATAATGTCAATAACGGCGAAAAAAGGTCTTAAAGCCTAATTTCGCCGTTATATTGTGGTGTCGGGGTACCCGGACTCGAACTGGGGACCCCCTGCTCCCAAAGCAGGTGCGCTAACCAACTGCGCTACACCCCGAAGTGCATATCCTTATCGGAATTGCGATGCAAAGGTACAGCTTTTTTTTGAATCCACAAATCTTTTGGCTGAAAAAGTGCATTTTTTTTGAAATTTTCCTGTTTTTGGGCTTGAGACGCCCTAAATCGTGCAGTTTTTTGTTTTTTTACGGCTAATTCTGCGAGGAAAGTATTAATTTTGTATTTGTGAAAATTGGGCTAACCCAAATCGGTCATTTGGGGTGAATATATAGGTAAAACTATGGTCGGTTTCACGCGCTAAAAGAAGATAAAAAACAACTATATATTTCTCGAATATGTACAGAACTAAGAAATGTGGTGAACTTCGCATCGAAAACGTGGGCGAAGTGGTGACTTTGGCAGGCTGGGTGCAGCGCACTCGTAAGATGGGCGGCATGACCTTCGTTGACCTGCGCGACCGTTACGGTATCACACAAATTGTGTTTAACAACGAAAACGACTCTGAACTCACAGAGCGCGCCAACCGTCTTGGCCGTGAATTTGTGATTCAAGTGAAGGGTGAAGTGGCAGAACGCTCAAGCAAGAATGCCAAGATGCCTACTGGCGACATTGAAATTATCGCCTCTGAGCTGAATGTGCTCAGCGAGAGCCTCACCCCTCCATTCACTATTGAAGACAACACCGATGGTGGCGACGACATTCGCATGAAATATCGCTATCTTGACTTGCGCCGCAATTCAGTGCGTGCAAATCTTGAATTGCGTCACCGTATGACTATTCTTATCCGCAACTTCCTCGACTCACGCGACTTCATCGAGGTGGAAACTCCAATCTTGATTGGCTCCACTCCAGAGGGTGCGCGCGACTTCGTGGTGCCATCACGCATGAACCCCGGTCAGTTCTACGCACTGCCTCAAAGCCCTCAAACCTTGAAGCAGCTGCTGATGGTGGCAGGCTTCGACCGCTATTTCCAAATTGCGAAATGCTTCCGCGACGAGGACTTGCGTGCCGACCGTCAGCCTGAGTTTACTCAAATCGACTGCGAAATGAGTTTCGTGGATCAGGAAGATGTGCTTGAAGTGTTTGAATCGATGGCTCGCCACTTGTTTAAGGAAATCCGTGGCGTGGAAATTCCAAAACTCGAACAAATGACTTGGCACGATGCCATGCGCCGCTACGGTAGCGACAAGCCTGACTTGCGTTTCGGTATGGAATTTGTGGAACTGATGGACGTGCTCAAGAAGGGCAAGTTCGCAGTGTTTGACAGCGCAGAATACATTGGCGGTATTTGCGTGCCAGGCTGCGCCAACTACACTCGCAAACAACTCGACCAACTCACCGACTTCGTGAAGCGTCCACAAGTGGGTGCTAAGGGTCTGGTATATATAAAGTATAACGAAGACGGCACAGTGAAGAGCAGCATTGATAAGTTCTACACTCCAGAAGACCTCGCAGAAGTGAAGGTTGCGATGGGCGCAAATGACGGCGACCTCGTGTTGATTCTCAGTGGCGAACAGGCAAACAAGACTCGCACTCAACTTTGCACCTTGCGTCTGGAGATGGGCGACCGTCT